ATAAGTAGTTTTTGGGATTATATGAGTAGAGTGAAGGGAACTGAAATTAAAGATGGATTTTTTAAAGATGTAACATATAAAGGAATTCCGTCTGGAAACAATTTAACTAAAAAACTTCCAACAGAAAAGCAGTTAACAGATATGGAAGAAAAGATAATGTGGAAAAAGGATATTCCTGTAAGAAATAGAAACATTGCTATCTTTCGTGTATTAAAAGGAACTGGGATCAGAGAATCTGAACTTGCTGGTTTAGATTTATCTGATTTACATTTGGACGAAGAAATGCCATATATTACTATTCTTGGTAAAGGTGTATACAGAGAAATGCAAAATAGAACAGTATATCTTAGTGGATCTGCTCTGAAAGCATTAAGAGAATGGCTAGAGTACAGAAATACATTGGATAATATTGTAGACAAAGAAGCTGTGTTTGTAAATAAAAATGGAACTCGTACAACAGAAAGAAATATTAAACAGATATTTGAGAATTATGGAAATGGTATTACTCCACATATGATGAGACATTATTATGCCAGTGTAATGAATCAGAATGGAAATCTTGCATTCGTACAACAACAGTTGGGACATAGTAGTGTAAATACAACAGTTAATAATTACGCTAATGGAGCTGTTGGAATGAAAGATGTATTGAAAAATATGTAAAGGACGATACTTATTTAGTATCGTCTTTTGTAATAGAAATTTTCAATTTTAAATAGTTGCAGATTTTTAAAAGTGTTGATAATTGTGGATTTCCTCGACTAAAAACATTGCTAAGAGCTTGCTGTGTCATATTTAGCTCATTAGCTATTTGCTTTTGAGGAATATCCTGCACTATCATCTCTCGCTTTATATCTGCGATTATTTCCTTTGCTGTTTGCATATGCCACCTCCTAATGTGTTTATTATACAACTTATGTGAACTACCACGCACCTAAAGGTACGTGGCTTCCGTTAAATGGTTCACCAGACTAAGTATTCAGAAACGAATACTACGATATTTAGGTTATGATACCCATGGTTGACGCATCAGACTGTGGCTCTATCGTATATGTTTAAGTTAGGTCGGAGTAAGAAAAGCCTTGTGACATATACTTAAAAAGCCTATATATCATTGTCGAGATGACGCCAGATTCCCTGTATGGTAACAGTATAGGGATACGCACAACCGTACATTGTACGGCATTATGATATTAAGTTACCAAGAAAGGAGTGCCTGTTATGGTATATGTAATCGGTCAAGACGGACAACCGCTAATGCCTACTAATAGGCACGGCAAAGTAAAACACTTGCTTAAAAGCGGTAGGGCTAAAGTAGTAAGAAAATGTCCGTTTACAATTAAATTATTGTATAGAAGCACGAACTATACACAAAACTTAACTCTCGGTCAAGATACAGGGAGTGGTACACACGGTAATGCAGTCTATTCGGAAGATGGTTCTATTGTCTATATGTCAAAGGTAACAGTCAGAAACGACATTACAGACAAAATGGCACAGAGAGCCAAATATCGCAGAAACAGGCGTAACCGTAAAACAAGGTACAGAAAACCCCGTTTTTTAAACCGTAGGAATAGTATCAGAAACGATAGATTTTCTCCTACTATGACAAGTAAGATACAAAGTCATTGTAGAGAAATAGCGTTTATCAAATCTATACTTCCTATTACGACCACAGTTTTAGAGACAGGCCAGTTTGATACGCACCTTATGAAAAATCCTGCTCTTGCCGACGAGAATGTCCGTCACTGGGGCTATCAGAAAGGCACTAACTACGGATTTGAGAACACAAAAGCTATGGTTCTTAATCGCGACGGCTATAAGTGTCAATGCTGTAAAGGCAAACATAAGGATAGCAAGTTAGAGGTACACCATATAATCTTCCGTAACCAAGGTGGTAGCGATGAAGCAGACAACTTGATTACACTTTGTCATACCTGCCACAAAGCACTACATGACGGTAAGATTAACCCTAATTTCAAAGGTAAGAAGAAGGGACAACTTAAATATGCCACACAGATGAATAGCATCCGCAAGCAGTTACTTCGCATCTATCCAGATGCCATAGAGACCTTCGGTATGGTAACAAAAGCCAATAGGCTAAGCCTTGGTATAGAAAAAGATCACCATATAGATGCCTGTGTTATCGCAAGTGGCGGTAATCCATTTACGTTTGCCACGAATGCGGTATTTGTAAAAAGAAATGTTGCCAAAGGAGATTACCAAAAGATGAAAGGTGTCCGCAGCGAACAGGCTATCACTACTGGAAAGATACAAGGTTTTAGAAAATTCGATAAGGTAAAATACTTTGGTAAGGAATACTTTATCAAAGGTCGTATGAGTAGTGGCTATGCAATCCTTATGGACATAGAGGGTAACAAGATAGATTTTTCTTTTATGCCAAAAGGAATGAAAACACCAAAGTTAAGTAACTGTGCGAGAGTAACAGCAAGAAACTCCGTACTTATAGATAGGGCAGCCGTTTAGACGGCTACCACAAGGAGCAAAGCGGGCTTCATCTCATCACCTAAAGGAAATGGGTTTTCGCCCGTGAGAGATTTATAAAAAAGAGCCTAGCTTTTTCGATTTGGTACTGCCAATACCAAATCAAGCCAGACTCTATACATAAACACGATGCGAAATGTAATGAGACGCACCTTGTCTTTATAATACATATAGTTCAATAAAAAGTCAAGTGTGTTTCACGCAAAATTCATAAGTATAAAAATAAAACAGAGAATAATACTATATCAAACTATTTGTTTTGGGAAATAGTTTTGTTTTCTGTGCAAAAAAATTAAATAAGGAGTGATTAAATGTTTGTTTTAACTGATGGGAAATATTATGTAATGGAAAATCCAATGAAAATTGGTGATTACATAAAAACCACATCACCTGTACAAGCGAAGCAGTTTACATATAAACAAGCTAGGAATTTAGTTCAGAAGAGTAGGAAAAAGTATTCTTGGATTAAAAAATTTCAGCTTGTGGATGTGGATAGTGGTGAGAAATCAAGCAAATCCCTCGATTATAAGGGAAATGCGGATGTATATGTGGATGAAAACATAAAATTCGACGATTCGATTTTGGATAAGATCATAAAAGAATCAAATTCAATTATTGGATTAGCTGGATGGAATCTTCAGCAGCTTAATACATATGAAAATCTATTAAATACTCAACTTAGTGTGTGTGATAGTGCAGAGAGTGATATAAAACACGCTCTTGAGAAGTATAAGGAAGATAACAATGGAAAGAAGCCACAAGCACATAAGGCAGCTAAAATTGGATATTTGTTAGATGATGTTAGGGATCGACACAAGAGAATAAAACATTGTATTAGATGTGTGAAGGTTATGCAAGACGCTGTTGCATACCAGTATAGTATTAGTAAGATTAAATTCGAGTTAAGCAAGGTTAGCAACGGAGAATATAAGGGCAGAACAGAATATTGGAAGATGGCTTTGGAGATATTAGAGGATTGATATATGGTAGTATGTAAAAATTGTTATACACCTATGGTTGGAGCTATGTCTTTTTCTAAGGACAAGCATAAGAAGTTTTGTCGTTGTCCTAAGTGTAGGGCAGAAACAAGACATACAAAATTAGACGATTCTGAATTAAATTTTGGAGAATATTTACATAGAGAGTTAGAAAGAAAAAGGAAATGAAGTAAGGCAGGTGCATGAAGTGAAAGACGAAATATTGCGTGAAAAATTAAATAATCTTTCATCACAACAGTTGGAATGGATTAATGAATACTGTGTAAATGATATGTCAAAATTGAAGAAAATTAGTTACAATGCATTTTTCAGGTATGGGATTCCAGCACATGAACATGATGAATTGTACGATGATGCAATGAATGTTCTGATGGAAAGTGTTATCAACTTTGATTCATCTCAAGGTGCGAGCTTTAAAACTTACCTTATCAATAATATTAAAAAATCTGTTATTGACTGGTATAGAGACAACTATCAGAGATGTAAAAGAAAAAATCTATTAACTGATAAAAATGGAAAGATAGTAAAGGTTGATAAAAATGGAAATGTAACAGATGACGATAAAGGAAAACCAGTTATTATTCCAGATACTTCATTTGATGCACCTACTGAAGAAGATAATGATTTAGTAGAAAAAATTGCATCTGACTTTAACATAGAAGACAAGAGTGAGTTTGATTTTAGTGCCGATGAAAAAGTTGATAATTTTATTGATTCTTTACCGAAAATACAAAAAAATATTTTGCTGATGCGGATGGAGAATGTTCCTGCTGATAATATAAAACAAAAATTGAATATATCAGACAGAGAATATAGTAGTGCTATGAAGTCAATTAAGATAAATAAAGGACTTTCAGTATTTTCAAAGAATAAAAATGATGGGAATTATGATGTGGAGGTAAATAATATGGAAGACAGAATTATTGAAATTAGCGAATCTGAAAATTACAGGACGGACAAGTATAGCATGTATTCGTTGTTACAGGATAAGAAAAATGGAGACGTGAACTGCAACTACATTTTGCAACGTGAACCTTTTCAGTGGACTACAGAAGAAGCAAATAGATATTTCTGCCGTATTCTAAGTAATCTTCCTATTCCTGAAATTATTCTTTGTGAACAGAAGAAAAAAGGCTTAACAATTTCTCATTTGATTGATGGATTGCAAAGACTTTCGTATGCTGAAGCCTTCAAAGAAAATCGTATTAAGATTGGTTCGGCAGGAGCAGAGAGACATTTAATTCAGTATAGAGATTATGTCTTAGATGATAATGGAAATCGTGTACTTGATGAAGATGGCTTACCAGAATATGAGATGAAAATATTTGATGTTATAGGGAAATATTATAAAGATCTTCCTGACGAGTTAAAGAAACGATTCAATAATTTCAATATAAACGTAACAAAGTTCTTTGATTGTACAGATGAACAGATTGCAGATCATATTCGTGATTATAACAATCATGCGAGTATGAATAAGGAACAGGGTGGTTTTCTTAATGTATCTGCACAGACAGCAGGATATATTAAAAATATTTCACAGAAAAACACATTCTTTAAAAATTGTGGGAAGTTTACAGATAATAATGTTATTAAGGGAAAGTTGGAACGTGTTGTTGCAGAATCAATAATGTTAATGTTCTTCCGTGATTCATGGAAAGCAAAACTTGATACAATTTACAAATATGTTGATGAAAATGCAACAGAACAGCAATTCTTAAAACTTAATTCGCATTTCAATAGATTAGAATTGGCGTTAGGAGAAGATAGCAAAGATTTAAAATTATTACTTACTCCAACAACTATGCCTATGTGGATAGCTGTATTCGATAAATTTACTACATATAATATTGAAGATTCAAGGTTCGTTGATTTCTTAAGAGCATATAATACAGAACTTAAAGATAAAGAAGTTGACGGTGTATCTATGGCAGATTTTAAAGACCAACAGACAAAGAAAAAGGCAACTATTACAGGTAAAATTGATTTACTTGTAAAACTGATGAATGAATATTTACATATTGATATAACAGAAGTAGAGAATAATACGGAAGAAACTATCCTTTCATTTGTTCAGGAAAACGTAAATCCAGATGTTACAGAAGAAGATGTGAACGAATATGCAGATTTGGTTGATTATTGTTTTAATCATAACCAGATAAAAATAGACATTCCTTTATATCAAAAATGTCAGATGGCTTTAATTGCTTTGATGGCTTATGCATGTAGCAATAATAGAGAAGATGATTTTGAAGAGTGGATTAAAAAATATCAGAGTCAAACTAATTTTAGTCTATCACAAAAGGACAATTACGTGCATATGAAAGAAAGCATGGATAAATTAGCAGTTGCTTAAATCAGTTAATAACAGAAGTCAGAAAGCATCCGATTATTCAATCAGATACATATGTCAGTTCTGGCAATTCTTATATTCTTCGTGAGTATGGTTTCTGTTTTATATAAAAGGAAAAATCTCTTTCTTTGAATTGTGAGGTGAAAAAGATAAATGAAGCTTGGAGATATTTACATAAATAGGGATAACAAGTCATTGATTCAGATTGACAGTTTTGCTTCACCTATGGGTGATCTTTTAAAAGGACATGTTATTGTATTTCGTCAACTAGAAGAACATGGAGATTTAATTGGTAGCATACCTAGTTTTAATGGATATGGCTCTAAAGAAGAAATTGAATCTGAATATGAATTATTAATTCCACAAGAGAAATTAAAAGAATATGATGATTGGAATGAAATATTTGAATTAGCAAAAAACACATTAAAGTTCGATTTCTTTGGAAGAGAGGTGAAAGTAGATAGTGCCAAAAGGAAAGAAATTTAACGCTGCCGAAAAACATTTTGAGAAAAAATGTGTAGAGTTGCGAAAGAGGATAAAAGAATTAGAAGAAACGAATAAGCTTCTACATAAAAGAATAAGCGATAACTGTGATGAAATAGAAAAATTACAGATGAAAAATGAATGCTTAGAACAGCAGAACCAAGTGCTTATGGAATTAAAAGATATGTATGATGCATCAAAAGAGTCAGTTAATAAATTGTCTGGATTGTTTGATGCAATGTCAAAGAGAATATTTTAACAAGAAAACTTCGTTTCATTCGAAATTAAGAAAGGAGAAAATATGAATATCACAGCTATTTCAGTAGAAAATTTAGAAGAAAAAGGATTGGATTTATTACCTAATAAAATGGAATTAAAAGTACGAGGTAATATTTTCCCAGACACATATGGAGAATGTATTGGTAGATATGACAAGACCAATGACAAGTTTGAATCATTTTTTAAAAAGGATCAAGAGGCAGGAAATACTCGTTATTTTGATGAGTATAAAAAGAAATGCAGTCTTTATGAAAAACATAAAACGGTATTTGATAGAGAAGACTACACAGAAAAGAAGGTTGTAGACTATTATGTTATGTATAACATATTGGAAAGTAGCAAATTTAAGTCAACAATAATCGAAGATCATGTTGATCATTCATACTGTATAAACGGAAGTTTTAAGTGTGAATATGAACTTTTATTTGCTTGTGATGGTGCTATAAGAAGAATTATTGTTCCATTTACTTCTGTAAATATTCCAATGTATGAATTTATTGGTGATTTAGAAGACATGGTAGAAGAAGTTTTTGATGAAGAATCAGACGAGTCAAATCCATTTAATGGTATTTTTAGAGATTGTGATGGATATTATGAAGTTACGATGTTTGATGAGATTGGTATGAATTGTAATATTGAAGTAGAAAGTGCTTCTGATTTTATGGCTATGCTTGTGTCGATCAGATTAGTAGGATATGAGTTCACTGAAGATAAAGAAAAATAGATAGCAATAAACGCACATTTCTTGAGGAATTTTGGAGGTGAAATAAAGTGAAATATGTTATTATTTTAATTTTAATCTATACAGT